GGATTTTGAACAGGACAATTAAGTTATGTATAAACCTTGTAGTGGTTGTATACATATTAAAAACGTGGGCTTTTCAGTCCATAATACATGTATGACATTGGGCTTTGCGTAAAATCAGAGCCCTTTGTTTATTTATATAGAAATAAGTTAGAGACAGCTATGAATCAAGTTAATAAACGCGAAAACATGAATCCTATGGTCCAGAAGATAGATAATATCGTTATGGCCGAGTCAGAGAAGCTTTTAGTAGATTTAGATAGTGAAGCAAGTGATCTTGCTGGACTCATTGATATCCTTCGGGATAGAATGATTCAATCTACTGATGCCTCCTTTCCAATCAGCTTAGCCAAGCTTGGTGAGCTAAAATTACAAGCATTAAAGCAAAAAAATGATGTATTAAAGAACCTAACTTCCTATAAAAATGCCGAAGCTGCTGGAAATAAAAAGGGTTCTGGGGAACTAAGTATCTCGGACCTAATGAATTCAGTTGCGTTAGGTGCCGGAATGGGCGCTAAGTTGAATATGTCAGGACAAACTCAACCAAAGCTTATAAGTGAAGGTGGTGAACAGGATATGATAGATGTTCACATAGAGAACATAAGTAGAGAACTGCCATCTGCTGCCTCCGCCGCAGATACCTTAATGAGAGATTTTAGCTAATGGCGAAGGTTAAATCATTACAGGCGAAAAAAATAATAAACAAGCCTGCCGATCTTACTCATAAATATTATGAGCCAGAACGATTAGTTGCTAAATGGCAAAAGGAAGGTAAATCATCCGATGAAATCAGAGAAGGGCTTATTAAATATGTCACTGATGAGCGTCAAAAGTGCTTTGATGATCCTATATATTTTGCTAATAGTTATGGTTTTATTATCGGGCATGGTGCTACGGGTATTATACCTTTTGATGCAGACACGTATCAGGTGGATATTCTTAAAGGTGTTCGGCATGATAAATACTCTATTGCTGTTAAGTCACGACAGTTGGGTGTCTCGACAGTAGTAATGTTCTACTGTTTATGGTTCTCTATATTTTCACAAGGTAAGAAAACCCTAGTAGTGGCCCACAAGCGAGAAGGCGCAGAAGAATTCATCGCTAAGCTTAAAACAGCCTATGAATTTCTGCCAGAGTGGTTAAAACCCTCTTGTACACTATATAGTAAATCAACCGTAGAGTTTGATACCAAGTCTAGCATTAAAGCTATGACCTCTAATCCAAACGCCGCCCGTTCGTTCTCCGCCACCCTCTTCGTCCTTGACGAAGCTGCGTTCATTGAGGATTGTGATGAGGTAGTAAGAGCAATTTTACCAACGGTAGCTGCCGCAGATGGTAAGCTAATCGCTATTTCATCCCCTAATGGCAATTCAGACCTAAATTGGTTCTATAAGACCTATACGTATGCTGCGGCTAAGTTGAACCCCTGGACAGCTTACAATCTACCATATACAGTATCAAAAGTTTTCATGTCTAATCCTAAATTTAGAGATGACCAGATTAGAGTAGATAACGGAAATGTAGATAAGTTTGAAGTAGAGTTTAACTGTTTTCCAGCCGGTACTCCAGTTTTAACGGCAACGGGCTCCGTTTCCATTGAAAACATTAGAGTTAATGATGCTGTATTTTCACACTCTGGTAGATTAAGGAAAGTTACCGCTATAAATAATAAACCATATGTTGGTAAATTATATAAAATATCTTCATATGGCTCTGCTGAGCCTATTTTATGTACTCCTGAACATCCAATCAGGACTTATAATAAACATACTCAAAAATACACTTGGACAGCCGCCAAAGATTTAACTAAAACTGATTTAGTAGTGTTTCCAAAAATGTCTTTGAGTACCTTTAAACCAATATCAGACGAGTTATGTAAATTATTAGCTTGGTATATAACGGAAGGTTGTATTGCTAAAAATAGCATTATATTTTCATTAAGTAATGAAGTAAAAGAAAGAGACCATGTCTTGTCACTACTGGATAAATTAAATATTTCTTATTCTGTGGGTCAAGGTACTGGTTGGAGAGTTAGTGTAAATAATGTAAAACTTGTAGATTTCTTTTATAATGCTTGTGGTAGTTTAGCAGAAAATAAGAAAATACCATTTGATTTAATATCTGGTAATGAGGAATTATTTTTTAATGAGCTTATTCTTGGAGATGGTTGTCATAGTATATATAAAGGGTATGAAAAATACTGTTATACTACTATAAGCAAATCTCTAGCTTACCAGGTGCAGTTATTAGCTAACAGTATTAATAAGTATACTGCCGGTATTTCAATAGTAGCCCCACATTTAACTACTATTGAGGATAGGGTAGTAATTTGTTCAGAACGATTTGTAGTTAATATTGGTATAAAAGAAAATTTAGCAGCTAAGTCGCGCAAGTTGGTAAATTTGCGTCATAGCGTTTCTGCAATAATAAAAGGAATAGACACGATTGATTTCAGTGGATTAGTATATAATTTTTCGGTGGCCTATGATGAATCCTATATAGTAGCTGGAAGAGCTGTTCATAATTGTAATTTCAATGTTAACTTAGCATCTTTATTTAGCCCAAATGTTTTAAAAGCCTTTAAAGTAGATACTAATATTTTAAACAAGCAGCTTGGTGGTATAACATATGAAGATACTTTATTCATTTGGAAACTGGCTGAAGCTGGTAAGAAATATAAAATAGGTGTTGACTGTTCTTCTAATAAAGCATCCGCAAAGGATTTCACATCTTTTGAAGTTATAGACGAAGAAACACAAGAACAGATGGCTGAGTATATAGGTAAACTACCTACCGAGTTATTAGTAGAAATACTGATAAAGACTGCCAAGCATTATAACACAGCAGAGCTCATTATTGAAGAGAATTCATATTCCCAGCTAGTAATATACTTATTAGAACAGAAGAATTACAAAAACCTATGGTACGCGGACAACAAAACAACTCCTGGGTTCAACACGAACCGAAATAGTAGAGTACTACTATTGGAGAAGTTAATCCTATTCTATAATAACCTACACGGAATTTCCAAGTTGAAGAGTGCTCGCCTCAAAGTACAAATGGAAAACTTCTCTGCTGGACAAGTATACGCAGACGGATCAAAGAAATTTGAAGCATCAAAGGGAAATGATGACGCCATCCTAGCTCTTGCGTTAGCTGTAGTTACGCTTACACCAAAGGAATATTTCCACAGGCCTGAATTAGAAGATGGTTCATCTACTCTAATGATGAGCACTGAAAATATGAAGCTAACTGGTGAGTATAATGAAGAGTATTTAGAACACTTCTCTATATTGATGGGTATCTCAAAAGCTTCCTTGGCTTCCAGATTGAAATTATATCACGATATTAAATCTGGTATGTATGATGGTTCTGGTCTAGATGACTTAAATTTCGTTCATCCCGTCGAGGAATGGGAACGCGCACAAGCGGCAGCAGACTTTTTAGGCATGAAAAATACCCAAATGCTTTCTGATACACAATATGCTGACGTAAAAAAAGCAACATTACCCTTTGGTGAACAGTATGCTATGGACGACATTTTTTCAGATGATTTGCCTGCTATATACCAAGCACATAAAAACTTTTTGTATGGTAATAGAAATACAAAGCCAACTTTCTGGTAATATTATGACTAATTCTAAATATAACTCTGGTGTTTATATTATTACTAATTTAATAAATGGTAAATTATATGTTGGTTCTTCTTGTAATCTAAATAAAAGATTTAATGAACACAAGAGAAAATTATTACAAAATAAACACGAAAACAATATTTTACAAGCCTCGGTAAATAAATATGGGATATCCAATTTTATTTTTATAGTATTATTATACTGTAATGTAAAAGATTTATTATTTTATGAGCAGAGAGCTATAAATATATATAAGCCAGACTATAATATATGTCCTATAGCAGGAAATAACCTAGGCTATAAACACTCTCAACAAGCTAAAGATAAAATTAGGGCTAAAGTACTTGGTAGAAAACATTCAGAAGAGTCAAAGAAAAAAATGAGGTCTGTCCAAAGGCTTCGTCCAAGTCTAGGTATGTTAGGTAAAAATCATTCAGAAGAAACAAAAGAAAAAATACGGTCTAGTAATCTTGGAAAAACTCACAGTAAGTTCACAAAAGAAAAATTACGGCTATCTCATTTGGGTAAAAAGTTATCAGAAGACCGTAAACTCTGTCACAGTGTTGTTTTACATAGTCCAGAAAATAAAATTAAAAGGGTAGAAGCTATAAAAAATAGAACCAAGCAAGAAAAAGCGGATACAAAATTAAAATTATCTCTTGTATACCAGAACTATTCAGACGATATTAAATCTATACGAACTAAAACTTTCGTAGAATCTACACAAAAATATTTTATAACTCATCCAATAAATACTTATACTATTATGCTTCCTAATAAAACACAAGTACAAACTAATAATTTATCGCAGTTTGCAGCAGACTATAATTTAAGCTATAAGGCTTTACAACACGCAATGTCTAGAGCAAGAGAGCACAAAGGGTTTTTTGTGGTAAAATTACAACGAGAAGAGAGTAACTAATGGCAGAAGACAA